TGTCCCTCTTAGATACACCGTGTGGATGCTCGTAGACATGAGTCTCATATCCGTCATCTACCGTGAAAACAGTTCCACTTCCCCGATCAACTTTACCAACGAAATAGTAGCCAAGGTCCATCATCTACCTACCTCCCCGTAGCGTATTCTTAAATTTAATCCACCCGATAAGATCCCTTGCCTTCCTCTCATCTTCTTGAGATAACATCGAAAGGTCATCAGCCTCGGCAAAGGGACAACCATTCTCAAGATCATATCCACCCGATTCTTTCATCGGGTACAAGATTCCTGTTGATATGTCTAAGCCGTGTCCTATGCTATGCAAACCCCATATTTCTTTGGCTCTGTGTATTTTGGGGTTGGTAGCAGTTATCGGTAGGGGAATGGTAGAAATAGCAGTTGGATCAATTACAGGATATTTCGGAACAACCCTGTACTCTGCGGATGGCGAGTCCTCGCCTAGAGTTTTCAATTCCTCGATCATCGCCAGTGCATCTGCCTCAGAGGCAAATTCGTTGGCATCATCGTCCCCAATTTCACTGGTCCACTCCGAGCCAAGTTTGTTCGACAGTGTACGAGTCTCAATTTCATAAGCCATAATTCCTTCTCCTGACTGCTTGAATTTTCCCTAGTCCTTGGAACATCTAGGGTGGGCAGTTACAGGGGTTTTGACCCCTGTCCTCCTGCGTCTATTTTATTCTGGACCAGTCGCCACCGAGGTAACCGCCGAGTCGGTTGTAGGCATCATCCTCGGCAGTTATCGTCCTGCCAACCTCTACGACTCGATCGGGAATGTGTTCACCAGTGGCATTTCGCTCTGGGAAACTGATGACCTCCTCGGCGATCTTCAATGCCTCCGCAATGGAGTGTGCAACAACATCCTCCTCTATTCGGAGAATTATCTTTCGCTCGACAGTGTAGATTCTCATTTCTTCTCCCTCTCCCTTTTTTTATTTACAACCACATTCTAGTTGATTAGCTACCTACGATGATCTCGGTGATCCCTTGTTCCTTTGCCTTGGCGACTGCCATCTTCTTGATCTCGGTGTAGGTTCCAGTCCCCCAAACTAACTCCTGCATATTGTCGGGCATCCCCATCGTGTAGGTGGTTCCCGGTCCTGTATTCTTGCTGTAGAAGAACCATCCGCCGTATCCTCTGGGCTTGCATCCGTGAGAGGATTGGTATTCGGTGGTATTAACTGTGATCTTCATGTTTATCTCCCTTTTTTGATCTACATACATTCTAGTTGATTGGTTTACATATGTCAATCCTTTATAGATACAAATCAAGAGGATTTAGGCAAAAGACCTCAAAAGAGGTGGGGGGTAAATAGAAAAATGGGCTGCTGCCGAGAGGGATGAGAACTCAGCAACAGCCCGGAGAAGGAGAATCGATCAGTATGCTATCACAACGACAATATCTATATCTATTCCCTGCCGAGATCCCAGTGATCAACGCACCAGCCATTCGCCAGATCAACGACCTTGGGACCGCATTCACGGTAACCCTTGCACCGCCCTATGGTGTATGCCGGCTGATCAGCCGGCGATGAAGGTAGAAGTCGTGGTCGCACACGCTTCACACCGACCGATGATCCTCGTGGAAGGAGTTTTTTTGGAGGGGTCAACATGCCCTAGCGTCCTCGATTCTGTTACCTGTCGGCAGTGGAAACAAAAAGAGCGGTGCGTCCGTGAAAACATGGTCGCAAAAAACCTTCCCAAATTCATGCCATCCTCCACTTATTCTGACTCCAAGACCTTCAACCCTAGGGCGACAATCCCGGACGTACAAGCCGTCACAACGGCTATATACTCTACTGACGGTCGCCACAGAGCTACTAAAGAAATTATCGATAGCCCTAGAATCGCCAATGCTATTTGCGGTCTAACCTTACCTAGCCAACCCATAAATTCCCTCCAAGTCAGTATCCCTGATCCCGGCTTCCCCTTCGCCACCCCCAGTATACACCCACCAATGCTGCGAGGATGCCCATAGAGGCTACTAGAGCCACTCGTGGGCGGTTATGCCCTGCACTGCTATTGCTCATGGCTTCACAACGTCTGGCGGTGAGATACTAACTTCCACGTTATCTTCGTTGATAAATGTCTTGTAGACAGTTGAAGTTGCAACAGTAAATTCCTTGGTGGCGTAGCCATTCCCCAACCCTACCTCGTTCAGCAAAATCTCCAGCGTTCCAACCTTCAACCTGTCCAATTTACAGGAGCCACCTCGTGTATAGATATTACTGAGGATCAATCTATCAATTTTCCCGTTAATTCCACTGGAGGCAGCGGTCACCTTCAATTGATCATAAAATCCTCCGGTGGTCTGCATGTCATCGGCACGATTACCCCCACCGATTGCCCTTGCTCTGGGAATCCCGGCAACGGCTGCTATGCTCTGACCGTCCGAGGCGTTCTGCTTGATGATCAGCGTATGTGCCTCGATGTTTGTAAGTGCCAGCGAATCACACCTCCACCTGTCCACCGTCATATGTCCGACTTCAAGGAATGTTTCATTGAATGTAGGATTTGTAGAAGTAGCAAAGCCACCAACAATTATTACCGATGTTTCTCCGTTTGGCAGGGCGGAGTTCTCGTATGCCGCACCGACCGTGATGTCAGAAATCTCGACCACTCCCACAGGAGTTGTACCGAGGTCTAGCCTCAACGTGTTGAATCCCTCGGCGACATAAATAGGAACGTCCAACGGTGCGCTATAAACGCCGGGATCTCCTCGTGCAAAAGAGTTCTCAGCAAGGATCGTTTCATTAATCACGACACCAGAACCAACGGTCGAGCCAGCCAGAAGCAACGCAGTAGCAGCTTGGGGGCTAAATCCTAGGCTGAGAAGCAGTTTGTACGGTGCCTTCAAAATGTTAAATGTTGTCTTCCACTTCTGGCTCTCACCCTGTAGGTACTCTACCTTGGCTAGTAGCCAGTTACGCCACTTAGCCAGCTTGCGGTAGGCACGTAGAGGGCTACGCCATATCGCTCCCGGTGTAGCTATAACGCCACGAACAAATGCCATAACGAGATTTGCTACGAATCTGCCTATGGCACGAATGCCACGCCCTATGGCACAGATACCTCGGTACGCAGCTTGTGGAGGGTACATCAAGGCAGCGAACACCACAGATACCACCGCCGCCAGTGCTACTGCGAACCTAACCCTAACCCGGACAACCCTAGCTCTCATATATAATTACCCCTACTACTATTATAGCAACCCACATAACAGTGACCTGACTGATGACCAGCCACCGCAACGCCCGGATCTCACGCCTAGCATCCCGCATGTCCCAGATGCTCTGAGCCTGTTGGAACCTGTCGTCATCCATCATCACGGTATAACCGTGACCTCTGTGACGCTGATAGTTGCATAGATTACCGTGTTGTTAGCCCCGCTGTTTTGTGGAGCAACGGCAGTCTTGTACGTGATGGCACTTGTGCTGGCAGGGTTGTGGAGTATGCCCATAACATGAAGTTGCCGTTCAGCTATGGTCGCATCATTCGTAACAGCTAGAGTTTCCAAGACCGTTGTCCCTGCCAGCAACCGACAGGAGAATACATCTGTATCAGCCCCACCAGAAGTGTTAAATGTGCCGACAACTATAACGGCATTGGCAGAATTGTCACATGTATGGGCAACGTCTGTGATTGTCACATAAGTGCCGCTATCTGCTCCGCAACTCGTACCCGTGTTTCCATCGGAGTAATCCTCCTGAGATTCAGCCTCCTGAGTTATAGTGTGGGTATGATTCCCTGCCGCCGCTTTTACACTGGTCGTTCCTAGAGTTCTAAGGCTAGCCGTTCCTGCGGAGGCATCTGCCGCCGATAGATTTACCACCGAGGAACCGTACCATAGGATGTCATTACCGTTTCTTTGTAATTCTCCTGCCGCATCAGGATTAGCAGATTGGTCTGCAAATGTTGCAGTGCCTATAGATGTTAAGCTAACCCCTGATAAGGTAGCCGACCCCATCCCTGCCGCCCCACTATGACCATGGCTAGATAATACATTAAAATTATCCCTCACCTGCTGATTGAGATTTGCCGCAGTTACTATATTGTTAGTGATTCCAGTCCAGTCCAACGGAGTAGTCCAAGCCATAACGTACCTCTATTTTAATGATGGAAATCTAAACGGGAATTCGTAAGAAAAGCCCTTTGATATATTCTGATTTAACCGCAATAGTGCCGGAGGTGGAAGCCTCTTAGGAATTCGTAGCATAGGTTGTGCGGTCACTGTTGTCATTGCCATTAGCTATGTGTGTGATTCCCTGCCGCCGCCTGAGTAGACCCAGTTCCTAGCGACCTTAAAGTAGCAACTCCACTCGCACCGTCAGCGTATAAACCGACAACGGCACTACCGTAATACTCTAGGTTATTCCCGTTCCTCTGCAATCTCCCTGCAACGGAAGGAGAGCCTTCCTGATCCGCAAATTGAGGAGTAGCCAACGCCGTTAGGGTAACTCCACTTAGAGTAGACGATCCCATACCACCTGCGTTTGAGTGACCATGGCTAGATAATATTAAAAAATTATCCCTGATTTGGGTATTTAAAATATCCGCCGTGACCATCGTACTCCCCCAAGATTTCGGTATTGTCCAAGCCATTATTACTCCTAGAAAGCAGGTACTGAATTAGTCCCCAGAACCGATGTCCCAAGAACCCAGAACTGTGAATAACCACCGGTTGCCGGCGACAGATTCCATTTGACCATGTGACTTGTCCCACTGTTGGTGACAGTATGAGCCTCGGACTCGATGAAGAAGTCTGCGTTGATGCCGAGTTTGGCATCGTTATTAGCCGTGACAGTTATGCGGTCGGAAATGTCCCTAGCGAGGATCTCCTTGATGTTGTCTCCATTCCCTGCCGGGATTGTCATTGACAGGATCTCAACCGGTGAGCCGTAGATCGACATCTGGTAGTCGCACCAGTCCTGTGCCTCTGATGTCGTGGGAATGAATTTTGTCTTGGCTACATATTTCCGCTCCCCGTAGGTCGTTTGCGAGGTCGTGTCAATCGCCCTGACAGTACAGGGATTTTTAGTACTCACGGCAGTTCCCCGTGACTGGATCTTGGTCATGAAAATATCATCGGTAGAGTTGTTTGTGAACGTCATAACCATCCTCTCAGCGGTTTTAACATTGGTTACCGCTATATCAGATGTTCTGTTGGTTCCAGAGCCGTCAGAGGCAGTATTAGCTAAATAATCAGTTGTTGCCGCTGGAGTAGTCCAAGCGTCAACCTCCTCTGCGTTGTTCCCGGCATCAGGGTTAGGGTATTCGGCTTCAAATGTTTTTGCCTCCGCAGGAGCAAGGGTAGGACTGTCCGACCCAGTCTCAGGGTGCGTCCAGAGGACGGAGGCAGAGGCAGTGGTGTATGTCCTAGCAGTTGCCTCTACATGGTTGATTATGGTTGAAATCGGATCGGTCTGACTTATAGATGTAAATGTGTTTGATGCCCCGGAGGCATCAGAAAACGTGGCTTGGCTGGTAGTCGAGGCACTTTCGGTCAGCCTGTGGTGCCGGTTCTCAAAACCTATCTTGCCATCCTTGAGTTCCTTAATAAAACCTGCTTCGGTCTCCTCTACCAGACGGAGAGCGTCAATTCCTTTTTTCTTGGCTATCCAGAAACGGCTGATAGTAGTGAGTCCAGTGTCGAGCGATCTGTCCCCTGCCGCCCACCCAAGGTCGTCAAGGATATCTCCGACCGCCTGATCTGTCCTGCGATTCGTCTGGGAAGATAACTGGACTTCAAACTGGTTGAGGTATCCGAGGCTCCCGTAGGCTGTGAGCGTACAGGTCTTGAGACCCTTGGAAGCTGGTGCCGGGATGATCTTGTCCAGATAGCCCTGCCACCGGATGCCGTCATTAAATGAGATTGGGAATGTCGCAGGGAACGTGGAATCACCGGCGGTTACCCTTACTGATCTTCCGGGCAGGATCGACCCTGTGAGGACAGAACTGGTGTTGCTGGGAGAATATTTTCCGTCAGTGTTGACCAGAGTCGCAGTCAGCTTCCCTGAGACCGACTGACCTTCCAGTGCGGAGGCGTAGTCACGCCCCCTAGACCATGACATGCCGAGGGTATCACCGGAGATATCATCGTATGTATCAGTGAAATCCCCGTCAGCATTCCAGTCAACCAGTACGCCATATTTCCTCGCCATTAGCCCTCCGCAGGGATATTTTCATTAGGGATATTTTCATTCATAACCCCGTTGACAAGAGCCTTGGCAGATTCGATATCCGTGTAGTCACCAGCATCGAGGGCGTTACATGTGTCCCACGTGTTCTTTAGCTCTGCGAGTTGTGAGGTCAATGCTGCAACTTCTGCCAGTAACTCTGCCCGCTGACGTTCGGCGACAATCCGCCTGAGTTGCTCTGACGCCATAGGATTCGCAGCACACAATATCTCGATGTCTCCGTCAGTAATTTTTTCCTGCATATATCCCCCCTATTCCAGAGCCGCCAGCCGCTGCTCAACAGATATAACGCCGTCCATCACGCTGGCAATTACATCAACAGCCTTAACTCCCGATACCATCATGTCTGCTATCGATAATTTTTGGGCATCGGTCAGAGTGCAATCATCAGCATATGTCACCGTACCTTTACCCCCTGACCACGACACATGATCAATCTGTGCCTGTGCCGCAATTTGTTTACTGGTCAGTGCCATCATGGTCCTCCCTAGAATGCGGTTTCGTCATTGCCTGTCACGGTACTGGTGCCACTATTATCAGCGATTGCCCCATCGGTCCTGTTCCCTACTACCACACAGTTTTCACATGCCGCAGACAGTTCAATCGAATCGGAGGCTTGATCCCGGACTGTGTTCCCAATGATAACTGAATTGTCACCACTGTCATCGCATTCGATGCCGTCTAACCCTGCGGAGTTGCAGTAATTATATGCGATCAATCCCTCTGTGGAATTGGAAAAAATGTTTTCGCTGCCGCTATCAGCGATTACCGAGTTGAGGATTTTCACCTCGTCTGCGCTGGCTAGGAACCCAAACCTGTCTGCCCCAACGACTTTAATCTTGTCAAATGTAGTTCGCTCACCACTGCTCTCACAGGCATCATAGCCACCCCCGGAGGTCTGTGCCGAGATGTTCTGAACGATGGTATCTGTGCCGCTGACACTGATGCCGTCATTCGCACTGCCACCGTGACTTAGCGTATCCCAGCCGCCACCATTAACGTAACCGAAATTCCCACTAACGATTATGCCGTCAAGATCAACTCCATTCTGGCAGATCAGGCTACAGTTATTCCCACTCAGGGTCACCGTAGACTGGACATCACAGCCAGCACCAAGTTCTAGTGTGACATCATCGCCAGACAGCACGATGGCTCCCTGTATCACAGTACCCGGCTCAACAACAATCCTCGCCTCGCCTGTCGACACAGTGACCCCGGCGGTGTACGTACCACCTTTGACCAGCATCGTGTAGTCCCCAGCGTCAAGGGCATCGTCCCCAGCCTGTATCGTAGCCCAGTTACCGCCACCTCCGACATCAACAACGCCATCGTAAGGGGCACCGCCAGAGTTGGCATAGCCTCCTTGGATGTCCACGGCACCACTAAAACTCGTCCCTCCCAGTGATATCGTGCCTGTAGCAGTGAGGTTGTCTGAGCCAATGTCAATCGCACCAAAGCCGCTCGTAATCGACCCTGCCCCCAACGCCCCAACCGTGGTCACCGATGTTGTCACAACCCCAGAGGCAAGGGTTGAACCTGTTAAAGACCCTGCGGCTGCTGCCGCAGGAGCCGCCCACTTCACTCCTGTCGTTTCACCAGAATCAGCAGTAAGGACATGATTATTAGTTCCGACTGAGAGCATTTGAGGATTGCCAGAACCGTCACCGATTAGTACGTGTCCTTTCGTACTCATATCAACTGAGGCTATAGCAGAAGCTCCGTTACCTATCAGGACCCCATTAGCCGTGAGGGTTGAAACCCCTGTCCCCCCATATGCTACGCCGACATCTGTCCCTTGCCAAACGCCTGTGGCGATTGTCCCAAGTGCGGTTATGGATGTCGTGGCTTGCCAATCGGGTCTACCATTATCTACACGTAAATAGTCCCCTGTTGATCCGATACCCAGCCGTTGAAGGCTGGCAGTAGACTCTGCGTAGAGAATATCTCCTATTGCCTGACTCTCTATAACATGACCGTCAATGGCTTCCCATTCTGTCTGAGTCAGTTCTGTGCCAACGCTGGAATGCTTGAATGAATTTGCCATGTCTTACCTCATCAAGTCGCTAGAATGCCGGAGAACCCACCACGCCTGACCCCGTCAACTATCGCATCTCCGACCTTCTGCTCAAAATCATCGAAACCGTAGGTGGGACCAAGGATGTTGATAGTGATGCCGCTGCCAGTTTTACTCAATGGGATTATAGCCTCTGGTCCACGTTCCCCAACCATAGCGAGGGTGGGAGATCTGACTATCCCACCGGAGGCTAGTGAAGGTATCTCAGGGATATTAAAATTAAATCCCTTGCCGCCTACAATCGGAACCCATGACGGAACCTTGATGTTAACTTGGTTGGCTCCACGGATCAGGAAATTCAACGCATCAATCCACAGGTTGATATATCCCTTGATGCCATCCCATACCAACTTGACCGTATCGCCCATGCCGTTCCAAATCCTGTCCCACTTGCCCTTCAAATCGTCCAAGGCTCCTGTCAGGAACTCCCTGACTGTTTCAAATACCGGCTTGATATTTTCAAGCCCTTCCTTAAATACTGCGACAATCTTGTCCCAATTCTTCCAAACCAATATACCGACACCAATAGCTGCGGCAATTCCCAAGATAATCAACCCAATCGGTCCCATTGCGATATTTAAGGCAGACATTGCCGCCGTCTGGAGCCATGTGGCAGCGGTTGCTATAGTTTGTGATGAAGCCATTGCAGATATCCCGGTCGCTAGTGCTGGCATCATTACCACCATTGGTCCTATAGTATTTGCAAAATTGCCTATAGGTGTCAACGACTCTTTCACCCGGTTCTTCATAATGTCGAATTTGTCGCTAGTGGTTAATGTTTCCTTGCCAAGCTCTGCCACCTTGCCTTCAGAATTACCCATTGCCTCAAGCATATCATCCAAGGCAAATGCACCCTTGTCGATAGCGTCCTTAAACCTAACACCGGCTCCTGCCCCGAAAGCATCAGTCGCTAAAGCTAAAGCCTCTGTGTCCGATTCGGCATTTTTAATGCCGTCAATCATATCCTGCAAACCAGCCTTGATATCAGTTACGCCTTCGTCTGCAAGTTTCTTGACTGCCGTATTTAAGCCCGGCATCATCTTGGATGCCGACAGACCAGATGCTTCCATGTTCCCGATAAGTGCAGTGGCTTCATCCAGCGAGAGTCCCATAGTCTGTAACTGGGGACCAAACTTCACGACCGAGTCGGCAAGCTTGGTCATAGGAACGCCAACAGCCTGAGATACGGCTGTAAGTTTATCTAGCTGCGATCTGGCATTCTCGGCAGGGACACCAAACTGGACCATAGAGTCAGAAACGGCTTTGATCATGGGTGCCGCTTCCTCGCCCATTGCCCTTGAGATGTCTAGAAAAGCCTTGGTCGTATCTTCTAAAAGATCACCCTCCAGCCCAAGCTCCGTGTTGAGGTCTGCAATTACCCCGGATACGGTAGCGGCATCCTGTGGAACATCTGCCCAGACTTCCTTGAAAGAGTCCTTGAGTCCTTCGAGTTGTTCTCCTGTCGCTCCTGTTCCTGCCGCTATTGCGTTGGTCGCTTCTTGATATTCTTGACCGAGTTTAGCGGCTGCAACGGCGGCTACAGTAATGGCACCGGAAGCCACCGCAACGCCTTTCATGGCAGTTCGCATTTTACTGCCCATGCCCTTGACGTTGGACTCAGCCTTCTTAGTATCGGCATCAACTGTAATTGTGACCGTGTTAGCCACTCGGTTTCTCCTCGTTCTGTCCTACTATATCAAGTAATCTCAGGATGCCAACATCCTCGGACATAACCTCGGACGGTAGGCAACTGTACCGCCGGCAAATACCGTCAACTATCTCCGCTGCCTCCAGTTCGATTGGCTTGGTGACAGGTTTGCCGTCCCGGTATGTACCGCCCTTTACAGACTTCCATCTGGCTATACCGAGGCTGAGACTTCCCCCGATGAACTTGCCGCCTCACTCCACGCTGTCAAAATGGCGGTTCCGAGATATGGAGGAAGCGACAGGAATCCAACTGCGTCAGCACTCAGCGGAGTGCCATCCTCATCCTCTAGGTTCCAGCTTTCAAGAATCTCATTTCCGAACATCGTGAACGCCTCTCTGAGGTCGGTGGCGTTAGAATCTCCAGACCCTGCCAATATCTGTAAATCCAAGAAGGTTCTCAGGTCTACATCAAGCCTAGCCTCTATATGGAGTCCCTCATAATCCTCTTGCTTAAAAACAAGGATTGCTCTGCGTCTCTGGATTGTAAAAGGCTTGACCCCGTTAGCAGATGCCTTCATTAGATTTACCATTAGGCAACCGTACTGTAAGTAGGAACAGTTCCGTCTGCGAGGTTAAGAGTTACAGACCAAGTTAAAGAACCATCAGTTCCTCTTG